GTAAGGATAGGTCATGTGACGGTCCATGGCCAGCAAGTTTTTTGGAGTCAACAACTTTTCTGGCAGTTCAAATGTGTAACTGCTGAATTCCAACAAGTTTTCAAACACATAGAAACCCTCGTACGTGAGTCTCAAGCCACCATCATCTCTGATGTTCTGCCACCAAGTTGCCATGGCCTCATCCAAGGCAGGCGCATCAGGATAACGTGTTATAAGTTCTTGTGTAAGGGTGAGTTTATTGAGCATTGGGATAGATCTTATCCCCTTGCGTTAACAGCACAACTGAGAACTTGTCAGTTCTAAATTGTGTGTTGAGTTTGCGAGCCAAGTTGATAGCGTGTCCGGGGTTGGAGAACGATACCTTTTTGTATTTGGGTCCAGGAAACTGTGTGAGCAAGTTGCTGGTCTTTAGGTTGATGGGCTTGGAGTCAAAGAACACAGCCCACACACCTTCTGACGCCAGCACTTGTTCTGTCTTGTAGGTTTGTTTGTTGGTGTGCTCAATCAGCACTGTTGGCTTTGGTCTTGACATATTAAACTCCATGTTTATTTATGCCAATAACTATGCAGATTTAAAACTACCCCCGGTGATCTGCACTTCTACTACTTCTGCACCACGTGCTTGTTGTTCACGCATTTGTTCCAATGTAATCAACAATTTAGTGATGTCTGCGTGTAAGTCTTTGGCATCGCGCATGGGCATGGAGAATTCTCGTTGTCCACGTGCTTCGTGCGCTTTGACCGAATCCACAAATCGATGTATGTGCAAACTCATTTTTTCAAGAATGGCGCCAAGTTAGGTGCAGTCCAACCCTGAGGCTTCAACACCTTACCATCTTCACGTTTGCGCACCTTGCCTGTATCTCGATCAATCTTGGCAAAGTTTGTCATCATAACTTCTTTCCATGCACCTTCCGCATCTGCACCCATTGAATGGATAGCACCTATTGTTACAACCAGAATGTCTATAAGCGCATCCAGTTGTTCTACTCTATCTTCTGTCAATGTGGCTTCTAATAATTCCTGATGTTCTTCATCAATTAGTTTAACATACATTGCATACTGAGATTCGTTCATTGCGTCCACTGACTGGTCGCATGCCCTCATAAACTTCTCCTGATCACGAAAGGGATTTGTCACGTGCTGCCTCCTGGGTATGAAATGGTCCTTGATATTGATAACGTTCCAACACAATCAGTTTGGGGTTGCGAATCAGTTTCCATGCGCGATGTTGTTTCACAGCATACCAACCAGCGGCATACCAAGATTTTGATTTGTTTTCTTTGGTGAACAATGGTAGTCGATGTTTGACGTCCCACATGGGGTTGAATGCTCGGCAATCTGTTGCAAATCCATGCACCTGATCTGGAGCGGGCTTTGTGATCTTTTCAGGCGGTGCAAACTCAATGTCTACCTTTTTACGCACCATGGGAATGGTTTTGAAACGACCTATTTGATCATTGATGCGTACAGTGTAGCCATCGCCTTCGGCTTCTACCACACCAACCTTGCGATTGTCTTGCTTCAAGATCCAATACTTTTTATCCACTATGGGTTTGGCTTCGATCATCTAATACTCCTTTGTATGTTTGATTCAACCAGCGACTGATGGCATCTGCATAGTCGCTGAGTTTAGTGAGTTCGTATTTGCCACAGAATTTCAAGAAGTGTGCACCTACCATGCCCACATCTCTATGACTAATTTGCTCACGTATGGCTTCGTCTACTACTGCTTTGATTGCATCGGGCTGTGCAGTGAGATCGATCAATGTGCGATTACGTTCATAATCTTCCAAGACCTTGCGCTCTGTTTGTTCATGGTCCATCCAACGTTGCAACATGAGATTGTTCCAGGCATAGCCACGCCGGTCACGATCTTCAAATGCTTCTGTGAGTCCCACTTGATTCTTGGTGCCTTTCACACGCACACCAGGGTAGGCCGAGAACACATTGTCACCAGGATCACCACGCATGCACTTCAAGAACAGCACCCACTTCTGATAATCTGGGGGAGGCACAAAGTCAGCATCGGCTTTGCCAACCTTGATCTTTGAGTTGCTTTCAATAGTGAATGCCAAATTTTTGCCTTTTGCGTCTGTGACACCCTCAGGACTGAACAAGTGATCGTTGATACCATTGTACAATTTTACATTGGGTGCAATCAACTGCACAAAGTCACTATCTGAACTGACAACGACGTGTTCGTCTCGGGGGTGTAAAGCAATCCAACGTGCAATGATATCATCTGCTTCTGCTGTGGCACAACGTATCACACTACAGTTGGTTCGTGTAGACAAGTATTTAGTCAGCTCATCGTACGTTTCCCAGAACAGTTTGTCCTCTTCTGCTTCGGTCTCGCTCATTTGACCACGTGCCACTGCGCGGTTTGCCTTGTATGGCTTGTAATGATCTTTGCGCCACGAGCGACCCTCTAGTGCGAATACCACATGATCAGCACCCAAATCACGTGCCACTTTGTTTGCGCTCATCAAGGTCAAATGCAGGGCAAAGCCCAGTTTGGTCCATGTGTCTGCGGCACGATGTGCTTGGTGCCGCGCACGAAAAAACATGTTGCTAGTATCAATCAGTAGGTAGCGCATCTGTAGTCACCAAGTTGTTTTGCTTGATGTATTGTAACACACAATTGGCCCAAAATCTATGAGCACTGGGTCCAAAATGCCAACTTTGTGGGTTTACTGTTGAAAATCCTGCGGTTTTGAGCAAATTGCTATAGGTTATTTTGGCATCGTAAGGATTCATGTAGCAACCAGACCAATTGAAATGATTGGGCATGCTGTCAAAGTTGCTGTTGCCATTGAAGAACACATGTTGAATATTTTTCTTGTTGAGTTCTTGGTGAAACTGCCAAATTTCTCTATGTGCTTGTTCGGCACATCTTTCCCAGTTTACTGTGGCAACAAATTGTTTGTACCGATCTAGCAACGCCACAGGCACATGATCTATGCCGGATGCATTGACTTGCCAATACTGACCTTCATAAAGCCACTCTTCTCGCTCCCAAGTTGACCATTGTATGACCATGACAGTGCGATCCAACCGGTTGTAGTTTTTGTGTATCCAGTCGCGTGTGGTACGCATGATTCTGGCATTGCTGGCCGCTGACTCTGCATCACAGTAAAATTCGGCGTTGATCAATTTGGCCAGTTGTTGCCCCCAACTCACTGCCAGGTTGGCCGGATGAGGACGTCGACCCAACATGTACAAGTCACTGTCGTCTTCGGCAAAACAATGTGGGTTCATTGCTTCTGCAGCCGCAGTATGACTATCACCATTAGCGTACAGTATCATCTGGGACTGGGACCACCTGTGTCGTCTGCACCAGTTGGTTCCCATTCTTCCAGTTTCTTTTTCAGGGATTCGGCCTGTACCACACGCTGGCGCAGTTCACTGCTGCTGAACGAATGATCACGACCATTAAAGTGCAATTCAATATCACGCTTGTGGCAAATCTCACGACCAGTAAATTCTCGACCTTCGTACTCTACACCAAGTATGCGCACATCAATGGGCAGCACCAACAACAGGTCTTCTAGGTCTTTTTCTGTGTTGTACACCCAAACTTCGTCCACATACTTGCAACCTATGAGTTGCAGTTGTCGTTCCACAATGCTCTGCACTGGGCGGTTCTTGTTGGGACGATCCAGGGTGGGATCGTTTTGTAATGCGCAAATTAGATAATCACATTCTTCCTTGGCTTCACGCAACATGGCAATGTGGCCAGCGTGTAACAAATCAAAAGTGCTGGCGGTAAAGCCCACACGTCTTCCATCCATCATAATAGTTCCTTAACTTATTTCGCTACGTCCATCACCAATGTCTCGGGTGTGAACATAGCCACTCACTGAATTGCGCATGGCTTGGTCTTGTTCCCATGTTTCCATCACAACATGTCTGCACACATTTTGGAACCAACGGTCCACAATGTCTGAATCTGCGTCTGTGGGTTTCATCATGTAACCAGCCTTGACCAGTCTAGCAATGAATATCTCATTCCAGTCTAGTTCAAACGCACCTTGATGCAAGTTGTTGGGATCAATGTCCATGGTTACAATGGCCACATAAGGTTCATTCTTTTCAGTGGCCTTTTGCTTGGCAGTTTTTTCTGGTGCTTTGGACACACGAATAACTTTTTCTTTTTCCTCTTTTGCAGGAGGCTGCTTCTTAAATCTATCAAAGAATCCCATTATTTGCCCCATCCGTTGCCCCAAAGATCAACATGCAATCTTGGACTGTACCAGTAACCACGTTTGAGTGCTTCGTCGGCAACATTGATTCTGTTGCCATCGTATACACTGACCACTCCGCCCACAGGCATCACAAACACAGGACCACCAAACTCACGCAAGCGATACTCATCCACAGCACGGTCTAGTTCGTCAAAGTCTGCAATCTTTTCCACCACAAACTTGAGATAGGTCACGCCATATGTTTCGTAGTCCCAAATCACATCAGGCTTGATAGCATCCTCCCATGACTCACCACTCACACTGAGTTTAGGGCTCACACTGAATGTGATCTCACCAAACCAGTTGCGCAAATAGTCTTTGAATTCCCGTGTTAGGTCTTGTGTGCCATTTGTTTCAAATGTGATGTGTCGTAGGCCACGTTCGTGCAATATATCCAACAGTTCTGGATATGCACGTTGCCAACCCAACAGCGGTTCGCCTCCGGTAATAACCAAATGCACAGGATTGCCATTGGGTTGCAGCCAGTTGCCACGGGGCAATAGCTCAGTCATTCGATCCACAAGTTCATCCACTGTGTATGTGGGACTCAAGTGCTTGAAGTCTGGATGCCATGACGCATAACTGTCACAGCCTGTGTTCACAAGTGGCAGTTCTTCAAATGTTTTGTACAACTCCACAGTCTTGGCCACTTCATCTGCTTCTGTGCTCTTTTCACCGGGCTTGCAACCAAACCCTGAACAGGTAAAGTTACAACCAAACATGCGCAAGAATATGCTGGGCACACCAACATAGCGTCCTTCACCTTGCGCTGAATAAAATAATTCTGATACTTTGAGTTTCATGATGTTCCTTATAATCTACAAAATCAAGTCATACCTGATGGTGTTGAGTCTTTATTTAGATTGATGTTTTCTCGTGCTATTTTAACACAAACTTTTGTGTCTGTCACTCGACCTGGCAAAATTGTATTCAAGTGTAAAAATTATAAAACCACAGTGGCCAGTTCTTTGGTTGTTTTGCCTCGAGCGGCTGCTGACCCACGACGAGCAGCATCCACCAGTGCGCCGTCGTCACCCACCCGTTCCACTGTGGCTTTGCCAAAGTTTCTACGGCGAGCAAAATAAAACAACTCCAGGAATCTTTCAAAGCTCATGGTTTTGTCTTCAGGGAATTCCAACTTATATGTTGCTGGCGCTTGAATTAGATCATGATCAAAACTGAGATATTCCCAAATGTTGTGATTCAATGTTAAATCTTCAGGATATGTATTCATGGCATCATAGGCCACAAAGTATCTGCGCTGGAATCTCATGGCATCAGCCAACAAGTCGGCAGGCAGATTGTAACGGGCCATGAACTGTTCCAACATATCAAACACACTGTTGTATTGTCGTTCCATGTGTATGTTCAACACTGTTCTATGAATCAAGTTCCAACCGTGAATTTCAATGCCAATACTGGGATGATTGATTCTGCCAGTGGTCATCCAATTGTAGTA